GTAGATGCAGTTAGTCTTTTGGACTGGATCGTTACTGGGCTATGCGGCTTTTACTGCTGTGTGTTGCCTCCTGTTCCGTTTGCGGGACCTGGAGGACAAGGTAGATCGCGTTAAAATTTATACCCAACAAAAAGGAGAGGACTATGGCGAAAGTTGTTTCTAAGTCGTCGCCGTCTTACGCGAAGGGCGGTAACGGCCACATGGCCAGCAAGACCGGTGCATCGCCGCAGAAGCCGGGAACGACTTCGGGGGCGTCGCATGGGTCGATGGGCGGCTGGCTCAAGGGCGGCTCCGGTCACATGGTGGGCAAGCAGACTTCCAAGCCGGCCAAATGCTGCTAAGCCCATATGACAGATGAGGCGCTGATCATAGCAGCGGCTGCACTGGCACGATATTCGCCTGACTTATGGGGGCGGTTTGTGTCCGGGCTTGAAAAGCGTTCTGTGCGTTTGAGCCAGTTATTGTTGAACGCTCCTGCTGACAAGCTTCAGCATGGACAGGGCGCAGCGTTAGAGGCTTATAGCCTCTACGTTGCGCTTAACAATTGTATGAACACGGCATCGAGTATCGATGCTTCTCGCAAGTGAGTACTAACTATGGCGGTAACACGCGAAAGCTTGGAGCCTAAGCCTTCCAAGAATGTGCAAGGGCTTATTGATCCGAATGTGTCCATCCCCGATTCGGTAAAGGCTGCGTCAGCTCGCGCAGATGCAGCCTTTAAGGCGGCTTATCCCGATGCAGCACCTGATCCGTCACTGGCTAATCAGGAGGCTGCTCCTAACGCCCAGGGGGATGAGTCGCAGGCAGGAGCCTCGGCACCTGACCCCTCAGCGTCCTCCGAGGCTCCTGCCACTTCTCCTGATTCCCAGGGTGGCCCCCAGTTAGATGGAGAGCCGCCAGACTGGGAGCATCGCTATACGTCCATGCGGGGGCGTTACGACAGGGCACAGAACGATATCCGCCAGATGGCGGACCAGATCACCAACCTGCAGAACGTGCTCGCTACTGTAAGCGCACCCCCTGATACCAAACACGTTCCTCATGAGCTTCGGGCCGAGAGTTTATTGACCGCTGAGGAAGTCAACGACTACGGGGCGGAGTTCCTGGATATTGTCGGCAAAAAAGCCCGTGAAGCTACGTCGTCGCAAGTGCAGGCGCTACAAAACGAGATACAGGGTCTTAAGCAACAACTGGGATACGTAGGCGGGTCTATTGCACAGAACGCACGCGAATCCATGTTTGCTACCTTGGATCAATATGTGCCGGCTTGGCGCGACATAAATAACGATCCGAGATTTTTACAGTGGCTGGCCTTGCCAGACCCGTATTCCGGTGCTATAAAGCACAACTTATTGAAAGCCGCGTGGGAGCGGAACGATACCCCTCGTGCAGCGGCTTTCTTTCAAGGCTTCCTCGCTGAAGAGGCTGCCGTCGATCCCTCAAGGGGTCAGCCGAACGGTTCCATCAGTCCCCAGAATACAGCTGGGCACACAAATGGAAGAGTTCCGCTAGAGTCCTTTGCGGCACCCGGCAGAGCCAAGTCAGCGGCAGAACTCCCCGCTGAGAAGCCCCTTATCAAACGATCCCAGATCAGTAGCTTTTATGCCGACTGTGCCGCTGGCCGGTACAACGGCAGGGAAGCAGACAGAGCGCGACGCGAAAAAGAAATCTTCGCTGCGCAGGCTGATGGAAGGATTATCAGCTAACTGCTCCGGGGGTTACTATCCATAGTAACGTCCCTGGGGGCAACTCTCGGGGACAAAAATGGCATTTCCAATTTCTCCGCTACCCGCAGGTAGCACTGCGCTTTATCCGACCAGTGGCACTCCTGCCAATACGCTTGCTGCTACTGGATTTATCCCGGAAATTTGGTCCGGGAAGATGGTCGAGAAGTTCTACAACTCGACTGTTCTGGCTGCTATTTCCAACACTGACTACGAAGGCGAGATTAAGTCGTTTGGCGACAAGGTGCATATCCGCACCAAGCCGACGATCACTATCAAGGTGTATTCTGCTGACGGTTTGCTGGTTCCAGATCGCCCGGCTGGCGGCGAAGTCATCCTGAATATTGATCAGGGCCGCTACTGGAATACAATCCTTGACGACGTGATGCGGACGCAGTCCGACATTAACCTGCTTTCCATCTGGGCGGAAGATGCCGCCGAGCAGATGAAAATCACCATCGACACGGATGTGCTCCTGAATATTCTTGGGCAGGCTGCTTCCCCTGCTAACAGGGGCCTTACAGCCGGTGCAGCAACTGGGACTATCAACCTCGGCGTAACAGGCACTCCGCTTGTGCTGGCTCCTACGGCGGGATCGGGTGTCGTTGATATCCTCGATGCAATCCTGCGTCTGGGTCAGTGCCTTGACGAGCAGAACATCCCGGAGACGGGCCGGTGGCTTGTGCTTCCTGCGTGGGCAGCTACCCAGATCAAACGGTCCGAGCTTCGTCAGGCTTATCTGTCGGGCGATGCGGTGAGCATGCTGCGTAACGGGCGCATCGGCATGGTGGACCGGTTTACGATCTATTCCAGCAATCTGCTTCCGAAGGGCGTTATCACTGGACCTCCTGCACTGGCGACTGGTGAGACCGTGATGTATGCCGGCCATCCGCACGCGCTGACGTTCGCATCGCAGATGACCGAGATGGAGGTCATGCGTTCCGAGCACACGTTCGGTAACCTGCAGAGAGGACTACAGGTCTACGGCTACAAGGTTGTGGCACCGGTTGCTTTGGCACAAGCAATCATCAAGCCGGCCCCGTAAGCCAACTGCTTTCTGCGCAGAGGCGTCCCCTGGCCTTATACCTCCCTGTAGGCCGGGGGATGTTACTCTACATATTCGACCAGCAGTATCGTTTGGCGTTGGTGTATTTTATCTTGGGGACAATGCAGCTTCGTGACGAAGAAGACGTACAGGATGCTCGCGCTACAGCCTATATGCTTAAATTTACATCCATGCTGATTGAGCCCATGATGCCGCAGAGTATCGCCAAATGAGCGCACAACTTGATCGTTTTATGAACGACGTTCGGATGCGCCTTCCGGGCGCGCTGGACGATGCCATCAAGTGGGAGCTGTTCTACACGCTCGATGAGTTCTGCAAGGAAACCAACGCTTGGCGGGAAAAGATCGTGCTTCCGGTCACTCCTGATGTGTTGGAGTATGAAGTCGAGCCGGAAGAGAACCGCGCCAGGATTGTCAGGCTGCTTGGTGTTACTGTAGGTACCGGGTTGGACGAACGCCCGATAGGCTATGTTACGCTTCCTGAACCGGAGCTACTCGTATTTAGCTCTCAACCGGATAATGCAGATTATAACGTCATAGTGGCACTGACAGTTGTTGATCCGGTAGATGCGGTTGATAGTTTACCGGATTTTCCTGATTGGTTTTTCATCCATTATAAGCAGGAAATCACCGATGGGGTTCTTTCCAAGATGATGTCGCAGCCTGCCAAGCCCTATTTTTCACGAGAGGGCTTTCTGTATCACGGGCGACGGTTTCGCAATGGCCTGTCTAAAGCAAGAACCTCGGCGGACTATCAAAACGTATATGGTGCTCAGAATTGGACGTTTCCGTTCTTTGCTAGGAGTGGCTCAAGATGACTATCTGGCGCGGTTCACACTATAACGTGGTGTTTAACCTCCAGAGTTTGCCGGATGGCTTGCCTGTGGATATTACCGGGTGGGCATTCAGGAGCCAGATACGGGACAGAAATTCCGACAAGGCAGTGATGATCGAGCTTACGACCGAGAACGGCGGCATAGTTATCCTTAATGCTTCTTCCGGGATGTTTGAGATTGTAATTGATGCGGACCAGAATCAGGATTTTTCACTTGGTAACGTGGTTGGCGATATTTTTCGTATGAACGGTGCCTCGGGGCCTGAGCGACTATTCGGGTTTCGTGATCGTGTGAGGAGGCCAGTTACCCGCAATGAATAAGATCGTTACCTACAGCGTAGATTCTGATTTCGAGCTTGAACTCGACCAGAACACGGAAGTAACCGTTGTTCTTGGCGCTGTTGGCATTTCGGGACCTCTGGGTCCTCCCTCT